CGCTGTACGTTTCAGTGTCGTTGATCCTACTGACTTCTTTGCGGCATGGCAATAGTTTCGCGCAGGGAATGTCACGCGGCCAGCATGAAGTGCTTCACGGCCACTCCCGGTTTCGCGCGCGCGCAAGATTCGCGGCATGCCTAAACGCCACCCCAAGACTTTGTCTGTTGCTCTCGCCATCGCCGCCCTCGGCGTTGAGTTGAGCGGCACCAGTGCGCCAGTCGACTTCCGAATTATTCCGTCCGGCGAATTTCGCTCCTGGGACGGTCGGCCGACCGAATGTGCAGCCTGGATCTGTGATGCCGAGGATGGCCAACGCATTGTCGCAGCGCTGAATGCCCTGGCCTCCGATCGCGTGATCGACTATGAGCACGCCACGCTGCACGCCAAGAAGACCGGCGCCAAGGCGCCTGCTGCCGGCTGGTTCAAGTCTGCCGAATGGCGCGATGACGGCGTCTGGCTGCTCGGCGTGGATTGGACGGCCGAAGCCGCCCAGGAGATCGTCGACAAAAAATACCGCTATGTGTCGCCCGTCTTCAGCTACGACAAACAGACCGGCCACGTGCAAACCCTGTTTCACGCCGCCCTCACCAACGATCCAGGCCTTGACGGCCTCACCGATCTGGCCGCCCTGGCCGCTGATTTTTTCCTCAACCAACCAACGGAGGTATCCGCTGTGAATGAAGAACTCCTTGAGCAGCTGCGCTGGCTGCTCAATCTGCCTGTGGGTACCACGGCGGAAGAAATTGCTGCGCATCTCTCCAAGCTGATTATTCAGCTGCGAGCCGACGCACCCGCTGCCGCCTCGTTTGACCTGGTCGGTCAGCTGGCACAGTTCAAGACCGAAATCGCGTCTTTGACCGCGCAAGTCGCCCAGCCCGATCCGGCGCAGTTCGTCCCCGTCGCCGCGCTCACCGCTCTCCAGGGCGAGCATGCTGAGACGCAAACCAGACTGGCCGCGCTGACCGCCGAAGTTGAAGGCGGCAATCTCGACAAGATTGTCGCTGATGGCCTGGCCTGCGGGAAATTGACGCCGGCCACCAAGGACTGGGCGATCAATCTCGGCAAGAAAGACGTTGCCCAGCTTACGGCCTTCATCGCCGCCGCCCCGGTTGTCGTTGCGCTTGGCGCCACGCAAACGGACGGCAAAAAGCCGGAAGGTGCGCTGGACGCCAACGACAGCAATGCCGTTGCCGAAGCCGCACTGGCCTATCAAACCGAGCAGGCGGGCAAGGGCATCAACGTTTCCACAGTGCAAGCCGTAGCGCACGTGACGTCCAAGTAAGCCAGGCGTCCTTCCTTAATCACATCTCAACCAACCGTTTTCAACATTCATCAACAAAGGAGCCGATATGGCCAATGCAATTTTGATCAAGGGCGGCGTGGCCGAGGCAGCGATCGCCGCGTACCGCATCGTTAAGCCAGGCACTACGGACGGCAGTTACGTCCAAGCGGCCGCCGCTGCGGACGCACTGATGGGCGTCTGTGAATCGGTTGGCCCGGCGCTTGGTGAGCGTGTCGATGTCGTCAAGGCCGGTATTGCCGAGGTGGAATTCGGCGGCACCGTAGCCCGTGGCGGCCCGGTTACGGCCGACGCCAACGGCAAGGGTGTCGCTGCAGCACCAGCGGCAGGTTCAAACGTGCGCATCATCGGTTTTGCCGAAGTTTCGGCTGTGGCCGGCGATATTGCACCGGTCTGGATCGAACCTGGCTTGATGCAGGGTTAAGCCACAGCAGACTGGCTCACTGTTTTAACGCGCACTTTCGCAAATTTCTCGTTTTCGGAGATTCAAACCATGAACAAAAGCTTGCAACGCCACGCCCCGCTGTTGATGGGTATTGCCATCATCGGCCTCATCCTCGCTTTCGGGGTCCATCTACCAGGCCACTCGGAGCTGCTCTTTGCCGGGGTGGGGGCTATCCGGCCCTTCCCGATGAATCCGCAGATGACGGCGATCGCGATCGCATATCGCAACCCGGACATCGCGCTGATCGCCGATGACGTGCTGCCGCGAACGCCGACCGCCCAGGAGTTCAAATACCTGAAATACGTTCTGGCGGACGGCTTTACGATCCCTGAAGCGCGCGTTGGCCGCAAGAGCGCGCCAAACGAGATCGACACGTCGGCGACTGAAGTGATTGATAAGGTCGTCGACTACGGTCTCGATGACGTGGTTCCGAATGAGGATATTGAAGCGGATAACCAGGGCGTCGATCCGTTGGGGACCGCTACGGCTTACCTGACCAATTTGATTAACCTGGCGCGCGAACAGCGGGTGGCTAATCTGGTGTTCAGCACTGGCAGTTACTCAGCTGGGCTCTTTCAGACACTGTCTGGCACCGGGCAATGGTCCGATGCGGCATCCGACCCAGTCGCTGCGATTGGTGATGCGCTGGATATCCCGATCATGCGCCCGAACATCGCCACGTTTGGGCAACAGACTTGGACGAAGTTGCGCCGCAACGTCAAGATTGTTCAGGCGATCAAAGGGACTTCTCAGGGCGCCGGCATGGTCAGCCGTGAAGAGTTTGCCGATTTCTTCGAGCTTCAGCAGGTTCTGGTCGGTGCCGGATTCGCCAATACGGCGAAGAAGGGGCAGACCGCTGCGATGTCGCGCCTCTGGGGCAAACACGCCGCGTTCTTCTATCGCGACCGCGCTGCTGGCCCGCAAGCTGGTGTCACCTTCGGTATGACCGCCGCCTGGGGTGGAAAGATTGCCGGGGTGATGGACGAACCGAAACTCGGCTTAACGGGCTGCCAGCGTGTCCGCTCCGGCGAGCGCGTCAAGGAAATCATCACCGCTCCGGACGTCGGCTACTTCTTCCAGAACGCCGTCGCGTAACTCATAACCCCCCGCGAGAAGCACGCTCCGCCCGGCTACGATCGTGTAGCCGGGCGTTGTGGATACCAGGAGAACGAGATGGCCACACCGAACAGCAAGAAGCCCGCGGCAAAGGCGAAGACTGCCGCAAAGCCGGCCGCCAAGGCGACCACCAGCGAAACACCCAAGAATACTTCAGCGCCCGATAGTCCGGTGAATGCCGCTGACGTGTCTGGAACGGGGGCACAGCAGTCCGCCCCCGATCCTGCCGCCTCAACGACAGAAACCGGCAAAGCTCTGAGTGACGACAAGGTATCTCCCCCTGCTGGGGGCGACTCGGGCGAGGTGAAGAAAGCCAAGTACAAGGCCGTAACGGCGATAAATCACGATGGCAAGGACTACGCGGCCGGTGACGACATCCCTCTGGATGAACAGCACGTTAAGCAGCTGCTCGACGTCGGCGCGATCGAAGCGGCAAGCAAGTAAATGTCCTACGCCACAGCCGCCGATGCGGAAGACGAACTCGGTGAACGCGAGCTGATCGCGCTCACCGATCGGGACAACGTCGGCACGCTGCAGACCGCCGTGCTCCAGGCGGCGCTCGACAAAGCCAGCGGCGAGATCGATACCTACCTGGTGGGGCGTTACCTCACCCCGCTGGTGTCGGTTTCCCCGTTAATCAAGACCTATTGCATCGACATCGCACGCTACCGGCTCTCTGGCGCTGATGTGACCGAAGTCGAAACCGCCCGCACGCGCTACAAGGACGCCATCCGCTTCCTGGAATCGGTGCGCGACGGCAAGACCAAGCTCGGGCCTGACGTGGCCGTGGCCGGCGCGGATGGAACGCAGAATCTGACCTATGTGGCGCCATCCGACAATAGCCGGGTGTTCTCGCGTAGCAACCGCTGATGTTAATTTACGCCGCCATCGAAGACGCCATCATGGCGCGCCTCAAGGCGGCCAGCGATGCCAATGCGCTCGGCTATCGCCTGGCCGAGATCGCCAGCTACGGCGGCGAGTTCGACGACGAGACCTTTTTTACGTCGGTGCGCAAGTTCCCCGCCGCCTGGGTGACCATCGGCGGTGCCAAGCCCAAGCCGATCAGCGCCCGTAAGACGCAATACACCGTGACGATCGCCGTCATGGTCGGCACGCGCAACGTGCGTGGCGAACGCACCACGCGGCATGGCACCATCCTTGAGCCGGGCAGCTATCAGTTGCTCGATGACGTGCGCCGCCTGCTCTCCGGCCAGAGCTTTGGCCTGGCCATCACGCCGCTGCGCCCTGGTGCGGATCGAACGCTGTTCAACACCAAGATGGGCCGAGAAGCACGTTCGGTGCTGGCCGCCGAGTTCGCGACCGACTTCATCTTCACGCTCGACGACCAGGAAGCTGATCTGCCGGATCTGGAGCGCATCGGTCTGCATTACCTGCTCAAGCCGGGTGACAGCACCGAGGATGCCAGCGACCTGGTGACTCTGGCCACGCCTTGAGGCGACCATGAAACAGCACACGGCCGCTTGCTTCGCGCGCGCGGGGAAAAATGAGGCTCGTTTGGAAATGACTATTTCTCAGTCGATCAACTCTTTTGGAGGCCGTATGTAATGCGAGTCCTAGCCGCCCCTGGAATCAAAGTCCCGCTGGAAGAAAAGCCGCGCGACTACATCACCGAGGTTCCGCCGGAAGGCGAGACCGCCTACACCGTGCCCGACACGGCCTATTACCTGCGTCGCGTGACCGACTGCGATCTGATCGACCTGGATGCGGCTGCTGCCGCCAAGGCCGCTGCCGCCAAAGCCAAGAAGGGAGCCTAATCCATGGCCTCGAAAAACATCGCCTTCAGCCAGATCCCGGCCAGTATCCGCAAGCCGGGCAAATACGCTGAATTCAATACCGCGCTGGCCGTTCGCACGCTGCCTGGTAATCTGCAAAAAACCCTGATCGTCGGCCAGCGCCTGGTCGGTGGAACGGTCGCCGCCAATACGGTGGTCGACGTGTTCTCCGATACCGACGCCGCGACCATGTTCGGCCGTGGCTCGATTGCCCACTTGATGGTGCGCGCTGCCCTGGCGGCAAACCCGTACCTCTCGCTGCAAGTCATCGCCATGGACGATGCCGGTGCCGGCGTGCTGGCCACCAATACGGTGACCATTACCGGTACCGCTACGACCTCGGGTGTGCTGACGGTGCAAGTCGGCGACGTCCTGGTGCAGATCGCCGTCACGAGTGGCGACCTGGCGGCAGCGGTAGCGACGGCGCTCAAGACGCAGTTCGACGCCCAGCCCGATTTGCCCGTCACAGCCACGGCAGTAGCCGGCGTGGTGACCCTGACGGCCAAGAACAAGGGCACGCTGGGCAACGGCGTTAAAGTGTCGAGCAGTAGTACCGCAACGGGTATCACGGTGGCTAACACCCAACCGGGTAGCGGCGCTACTGATCCGACCATCGCCACCGTTCTGGCGGTTGTGTTTGCCCTGGGCCACAACATCATCATCACGCCCTGGAACGATGCGACCGATTTAACCGCGCTGCGCACGCACCTGGACGCCGTCTCTGGCGCTTTGGAGAAGCGCGGCTGCATCGGTATTGCCGCGCACGTCGGAACGCTCGCAGCGGCCACCACGTTGGCGCCCACCATCAACTCCGGCCGCATCTCGATGCTGCTGGTGCCCAACGCGTATGAGAACGTCTATGAGGTCGCCGCTGCCTATGGCGCTGTGGTGGCCTACGAGGAAGATCCGGCACGCCCACTCAACACCCTGGGCCTCACCGGAATCGCCGCACCGCCGCTGGCCAATCGCTTGAGCCGCACCGAGCAGGAACTGGCGCTCTACAACGGCGTAACGCCGTCCGAGGTTGGCCCTGGCGACGTCGTGCAGATCGTTCGTGCGGTGACTACCTACACCAAAGACCCGCAGTCGATTCCAGACATCTCGCTGCTCGATCTGACGACGATCCGCACGTTGGACTACGCCCGCAAGGCGTGGGTCGAACGCATCAGCCTGCGCTTCCCGCGCTCCAAGAAGTCGGCGCGCGTCAAGAAACAGGTGCGCGAGGAGCTGCTCGACGTGGCCTACAAGCTGGAGGATCTCGAAATCCTTGAGAACGTCAAGGAAAACGAGGACGGCTTCATCATCGAAGACGATCTGCAAGACCCGAATCGCCTCGATTGCCGCATCCCCGCCGACGTCGTCAATGGCCTGCATATCGTGGCCATGCGCATCGACCTGCTGCTTTAACACTCTCTGTCATTCCGGCGAAAGCCGGAATCCAGAACGTACTTAGGAGAATCACATGTCTGAATTTGTCGGCGCCGTTGTCCTGGAGTGGGATGGCCAGGAGATCGAGTGCGCATCGGTGAGCAGCGATGTCTCGACCGGCAAGCGCCTGGTCAAGACCATGAACAGCAAGATGCGCGCCAAAGGGCACGCGGTTGGCATTCCCGACTTCAAGCTCTCGGTCGAAGTGCCGATCCCGACTGACGGCAGCGAGCCGGACTGGCTGACCATTCAAGGCGCCAAGCTGACCATCGTGCCGGTCGACGGCATCGGCCAGCGCGAGGTTTTCACGGGCTGCGAAATCGAAACCATGTCGAGCAAGTACCAGGTGGAAGGCGCGGCCATGCGCACGCTGTCCATCACGGCGCTTGATCGCAAGCTGCAGTAGGCGACATGAGCACGATCCGTGAAGAGGGGACTCTTGAGTGTGGGATTGTTATCGATGGTGTGGCACATACGCGCTTCATCCTTCGACCGGCGACTCTGGCAGATACCTACCGAGCCGCAGAATCCGTTTCGGTTCCGGCCAACGTGGCCGAAGATCAAGCGGCTCGGGTCGCCTATCAAATGGCGATCGATGACGCACAGATCCTGTGCCAGATCGAAAGCCTGGGCGACCTCAAAACGGTTCCCACGCCGCAGGTATTGGCTGCAGAACTCGATCCGGACGATATGACCATCCTGCGCGTGGCCGCCGTCAGCGTTAAAAAAAAGTTGCGGCAGTCGAGAGCCGCGTTGGTCACCTCCGACGCGCCGAGTGCGTCCTCGTCCGCGCCGGCTTCTCCGTAGATGAGATTCGCCTCGCCTCCCAGGGCGAGGTGGAAAGCTGGCTCAAGGTGATTGTCGAGTCGATGCCGAAAGCGCCGGTAATGCCTGGCGCAAGACCGGCGCCGGTCAAGAAACTCTCGAAGCGGTTCCTTGAACAACAGAAGAAGAAAGGTCTGTGATGTCCGGCGAAATGGCAGCTTCTCTTGTCCTGAAGTTCACCGATCAGGGAAGTAGTCCGGCGCAACAGGCGCTGAAAAAGATAACGAACGGTATGAAGGAAACCGGCGAGGCGGCAAAAACCGCTTCGACCGCCGCGATGTCTGCCTTCAAGAAATTGGCCGACTCGCGCGAGATCCTCGGCATCCGGTCTGAAAAGGCCATCCAGAACGAAATCAAGCAAACCGAGGCCGCTTACAAGCGCCTCGCCGAATCCGGCCAAGCCGGCGCGCGCGAGCTGGGTCGTGCCCAGGATGCGATGCGGCAGAAGGTGGCGGGGCTGCGCAAGGAACTGGACGGCGTTAAATCATCGGCTGGCGGCGCGGGTAGCGCGCTAAGTAAGGCTGGAGCCTTGTTTGGTGCTGGCGTTGCTGCAAAAATGATATTGCAGGGGCCGGTCAGTAGAACGATGGACTACAGCATGGAGATGGCGCATTCGGCTAACACGCTGTACGCCGGGCGATCGGTGGCCGAACGCGTCGCAGGTAAGGTGCAGATCAACGACGCCGTGATGGCGGGAGTCCGGGCATCCAAGGGCGGCGTAAGCCGAGAGGACGCGCTGGCTGGGGTTAAGACCCTGGGGGCTTCCGGCGAGTATGGCGACGATCCACGTGCGGCGTTTGCTTTATTGCCGACACTGACCAAAGCGGCTGCGGCGAACAATGCCAGTGTGGTAGATATGGCCAACATCGCCATCAAGGCCAAATCAACGATGGGCTTAACCAATGCAAGCCGCGTGCTGGATATGGCCGCCCAGGGCGGTATCGAAGGGCAATTCGAGCTGCGCGACATGGCTAAATGGTTGCCGCAACAGATGGCCTACGCAAAACGTGCGGGCCTACAGGGCGAGAGCGGATTCGCCACGCTGGTCGCCGGCAACCAGCTCTCCATGACAACCGCCGGAACGGCTGATGACGCGGGCAACAATTTCAAGAATCTGCTTGCCAAGGTCAATAGCAACGACACGGCGATAGATGCCAAGAAAATGGGCATCGACCTGTCGGGGGCGCTGGCCGCTGCCCAGGCCAAGGGGGTTGGCGGCCTGGACGCTTTCCTGAACCTGACCGAGCAGGTCGCCGCCAAAGACAGTCGTCTGGTTAAGTTGCGCGAGCAGGCTAAAGGGGCCAAGGGCGGCGATCTGAAGGCAAATCTGCAGGCGCAGACGGATATTCTCGAAGGGTCGTCCATTGGGAAATTGGTGCAGGATCAGCAAGCGTTGGGCTCGCTGGTCGCCATTCTGAATGGCCGTGAGAAGTTTGACAGCATCCGCAATAAAGCAATGGGCGCCAACGGCACCAATGACGATTTGCTGCAAGTGGTCTCAAATGAGCCGGGCGCAAAGGCACAGCTAGCCGCGGCTGAGTCGGCTAACGCCATGCAGACGGCTTTGGACCGCGTTAATCCATTGCTCGGTTCGATGGCGGATAGCCTTTCCGGCATGATGCAAAACTTCCCAGTGCTGTCGGCAGTGGTGAGCGGCGCCGCCTTGGGTGGACGCGCTCTTGGGTCAGCTGCGCTCACCGCAAGAGGGTTATCTTCCCTGTTTGGTTTTGGCGGAGCTGGAACCGCTGCGGGCGCTACAGCAGCTGCCACAGGAGCATCCGGTTCATGGTCCGCTGGCCAGTTAGCCGCCGGTAGCGCCTCGGCGGCATTCGGCCTTGCACCGCTGGCCTTGATGGCCGCTGTGACAAAATGGGCTGGGAATCCGAATGACACGCTGGGGTCGAGCGAGTCCGACCATGGCCGAACAACCTCGCTTATGGGCTTCAGCGACTCGTTGAGCAAACTCTTTGAAGGTATCGGAATTCGCTTCGGTCCCGGCAGTCGGCCTCAAGAACCCGTCGAGCAGCCGGTGCGTGAGCCGATCCATGTCGTTGTTGATGTGAAGAACGGGAATATCGTAGCGGCGGTGAATGAAGCCAATGCGCGAAATGCCACGCGTCACTAGGTAACCCGCACGATGGCGTGAAGTACTTCACGTCCAGAGCGCCTCACGCGCGCGCGTAACCTCGCCCTCCATGGCTTGGGCAAAGACACTCCTGGAATGCAGTTTCCGCAACGTCAAGTTTGACGTTGTCAGCACGCGTGACGCCTATAGCCGCGCCACGTCGGTGGCTGAATACCCATATCTCGACGGCGGCGAAGTTGAAGACCTGGGCGCACGCCCGGTGCGGTTCTCCCTGCAGGCGATCTGGTTCGGAGACGACTACGAAGAGCGTCTGCGCGATGCGCTGCAAGCTTTCGACACGCCTGGCGTCGGCGAACTGATCCACCCGGTATGGGGTAGCGTCGAAAAGGCGCAGCTGGTCAGCTACGACATCTCGCATACGGCAGAAGAGCCCGACTGTGCAACGGTTTCACTTGAATTCATCGAGTCAAATAACGACACGGTGTTTTGGGCCAGAACCGGCGCTGCCCAGGTACAGGAGAACGTTGGAGCGCCGGGTGACCAGGCCGTGGCTGAGTCCGAGTCTGCGGTGGTCGAAGTCGTTGATGCCGTGCATCTGGCCAATCCTTTGCAGGCGCTGGACGATCTTCGCCAAGCCATGCTGGGGCCGGTTCTTGGCTTTGTCGCCGAAGTCCAGGGTGTTGTCACTTCGGCGCTGGATGTACTGAACTACCCGCGCGCCTGGGCTCGCGATATCGCATCGCTTTCCAACGGCTTGTTATCCATCGCCAACTTCCCAAATCGGCTGATGTCCGAATGGCGGGCGATCACAGGCGTTTTTCAGCGCATTGGCGATCAGTGGGGCGGTGACTCGTCGTCGTTCGGGTATTCGCCCTGGCAGCGCGGATCGACGCCCACCCAGGCGCAGGCGCAGGCGGTCGTGCGGGCGCATATCTCGGTGAATAACGCCACGGCGCAGGCCGATGCTGCCGCGATCGTTCTGGCGTCCGAAGCCATTGCTCCAACGCTTTCGCCGACCGAGATCGAAACCGTAACCGGCTCGACACGCGCCGTTATCGAAGCGACGATCGCCATCGTGCGGCTGGCGTTGCCTCTCGAGCAAGCACGGTTGATCACTGAGCCATTGAAAGACCAGGCGCTGGCCATCCAGTCCTCCGCCCAGGCCATCATCGAGGCGCGGCCACCGTTGGTGCGCCGGACCTTGAGCGCACCGGGAAACCTGCGCCTGATCGCGCATCAGCTTTACGGCGACCATACACGTGCGCCGGAGCTACTGCGCCTCAATAATCTGCGCAACCCGAACGCGCTGCAGATGGGAGATACGCTCAGTGCGTACGCTCGATAATTCATTGCCCGATAGTACCGTGCGGCTGATGGTGGGCGGCATGGAGCACAACGACTGGGAATCCTACGATGTAGATTCGGATTTGCTGGTACCTGCCGACTGCTGGCGAGTAACGCTGGGTTTGAAGGATGGAAACCTGCCGGCGTCGGTCAAAGAGGGAACGAAGGTCGAGATCCGCGTTGGCGACGATCCTGTGATGGTGAGCCATATCGACGACGTCGATGACTCGGCGAGCAAAGATGGCTTGCGAATCGGCATTGGTGGGCGTGACGGCGCGGCCGTGCTGCTGGATTGCTCGGCGCCGATTTTTGTTGCACAGATGGTGAGCCTGGAAGACATCATCGCCAAGATCGTCAGGCCACTCGGTGTCGCCAAGATCCGCATCGACGCCGACAAGACGCGCCTGCGCGAGAAAATCAACGTCGAGCCAGGTGACACTGCGTGGGAAGTGTTGACAAATGCCGCCGAAGCCAACGGCCTTTGGCCCTGGTTCGAGCCGGACGGCACTTTGGTTGTTGGCGGCCCGGACTATATGGCACCGCCCGTCGCGACGCTCATCATGCGGCTCAACGGGGTGGGCAATAACGTAATCAACCTGCACCGTAAAAAGTCCATCCAGGGACGCTTCTCCGAAGTCACTGTACTCGGTCAAGCACATGGCACGCGCCTTGAGCAGGGCAAGCATGCGATCAAGGCCACGCAAAAGGATACCGGTGTGAGCTGGTACCGGCCGAAGATCGTTATCGACCACGAGTCGGACTCCGAAGCAGTGGCCAAGGATCGGGCGCGCAAGATCCTGTCTGACTCGCGCCTCAAGGGCTTCACACTCAATGCGGAGGTGAAGGGCCATCGTATCAATGCCCCAGGGGAGCCGGCGCACGGCCGGCTATGGACGCCGGGACAGCGCGTGCGCGTGATCTCCGAGCGGCATGCGATCGACGACATCTTCTTCCTGATGGGGCGCAAATTCACCGGTGGCCGCCAGCAAGACGCGAGGACGCATCTGACCTTGAAAGAAGACCGCGCCTGGGTGCTCGATGCCCATCCGCACAAGCGTAAGCATCGTCGCAAGAAGGATAGCGCCGCGTTGCAGATCTACGATCCCAGTCACGGAGCGCCGAAATGATCCGCGAAATCGATGCGCGCATCGACCGTGCCCTGGGTCGAATTCGCCTGGCGTTTCGCGGGGTGATTAATCTGGTCAACGCCGCCGGCGCTGTCCAGCTCGTGCAGGCCGATGGCTTGTCCAGCGAAAAATTGCAGGATAACGAGCTATTCCAGCACTACGGTTTCACCAGCAACCCGTTACCCGGAACGATGGCGATTGTGCTGCCGATCGGCGGCAAGACGGCGCACGGCATCATCATCGCGACTGAGCATGGCAACTATCGCCTGAAGGATCTCAAGTCCGGCGAGGTCGCACTCTACACGGACGAGGGCGACAGCATTGTTCTCAAGCGTGGCCGGTTGATCGAGGTTACTACGCAGACGTTGCGGATCAACACAGAAGTGATGGAAGTCAATGCCGCGACCCGTGTTGATTTCAACACGCCGGTCGTGAATATGTCCGATGACGAGGTGGTCACTGGCGAGATCAAGGGAACTGGTGGCTTCATCGTCAGCGGTGGCAGCGGAGCTACGGCCACGTTTACCGGAAATATCGTAAGCACAGGGACGATCACCAACAACGGCAAGCACATCGACAGCACGCACACACATACGGGCGTGGTTCCAGGTGGCGGGAATTCCGGAGTGCCGAACTGATGGATGCTTGGATCGATCCCGTAACCGGTGACTATGAATTAACGCTGTTGGGCGCCGCGACACGTGATTCCGCCGGGGGTTTGGGCAACGCCGTCTATCTGCGTTTGATGACGCCGCTCGGCAGTTACTGGGCCGACCCAACGCTAGGAAGCCGCCTGCATGAGCTGCAGCGCGAGAAGGATCTCGACCGCGTCGCGGTGTTGGCCAGGCAATACGCCGAACAAGCCTTGCAACCGATCATCGACGACGGCCGCGCCACCTCGATCGAGGTCAGCACCGAGCGCCCAGGCAATGGCCGCATGCATCTACTCATCGTGGTGACTGCCGACAACGGCGAGCGCTTGACCTTCCAACATCCCGTCAAGGTGATCTGACATGCCGTTCAATACGCCCGACTATCAAGCCATCCGCGACGCGATCCTGCGCGATATCGCCAATCAGATCCCCGGCGCCAATGTGGCAACCGACGGCGACTACGCGATCCGCGCCAATGCCACGGGAGCGGCCATTGAGGGCTTGTATCAGCATCAACAATGGATCGTCCGTCAGATATTCCCGGATACGGCGGACACGGACTACCTGGAGCAACACGCGAGCCTTTACAAGCTCACGCGAAAATCAGCAACGGTGGCCACCGGCACCATCATTTTCAGTGGTGCTGTTGGGAGTGCTGTGCCGATCGGCACCGAGGCTAAAGCATCGGACGGCACCGCCTTCGTCAACACGGCCGGCGGTGTGATTGGTGTTGGTGGAACGGTAACCCTTGCTGCGCAGGCGTCGGCCACGGGGGCTGCAGGAAATCAATCGGCATCGACCGCCCTGACGCTCACGGCGGCCCCGGCTGGCCTGGTATCGACAGCCGCCATCGCCAGTATGAGCGGCGGCACGGACGTCGAAAGCGATGCCTCGCTGCTGGCGCGCCTGTTGTTCCTGCTGCGCAATCCGCCCTGCGGCGGCGCGGCGCATGACTACTACAGCTGGGCGATGAGCGTTCCTGGTGTGACCGGCGCTTACGTCTATTCCAATCGTCGCGGCTATGGCACCACGGATGTGGTCATTCTCACGGCCGGTGGTATTCCTGGTGCGCCGTTGGTCGCCGCTGTGCAGGCTTACATCGAGACGCAGCGTCCGGTGCAAGCTGATTTCCTGGCCTTCGCACCGACCGCAGTGACCGTCAACGTGGCGGCAACGCTGACCTTGGCGGCCGGCTACACATTGGCCGACGTGGGCGCATCCATCGAGACGACGCTTGCCGCTTATTTTGCGACGCTGAAGCCGGGTAGTCCGGCCTACCTGCATCGCATTCGCGCCATCGTTTCGGGCACAGCCGGCGTCGATGACTATGTTCTGACGGCGCCGGTCGCCAATACTGTCACGCTAGTTGATGCCACGCACACGCAGCTAGCCGTTTTGGGCTCCACGACCTGGCTATGACGCACAGCGATCTTCTCAAGCGCCTGCTGCCGCCGTCGAGTTATGACCCGACCGGGCTAGCGCTGTCGGCTGAGCTGCTGGCCGAGGGGAACGCGTTGGACCGCGCGCAGTTCAGTGCCGACCAGTTGCTGCTCGAGATGGACCCGCGTACCTGCAGCGTCACGCTGCCGGATTGGGAACGCGTCTATGGCCTCCCGGATACCTGTGTCGCCGCTGCCGGCATCGCGCAGAGTTTCTCCGAGCGACGTGCCGCCCTTGTAGCCCTAGTCACCCTGCGCGGCGGTCAATCTCCCGCGTTCTTCATCGCCTTGGCCGCTGCGCTGGGTTACTCGATCACCATCACCGAAGGCTCGCCGCACACGACTGAGCACGATAGCGAACATCCTACGTTCGACGAGCAATACCGGTTCATCTGGACCGTTAACGCGTCGCTCAACACCATTCGCGAATTGACCACTGAAGATGATACCGAGATGGCCACCGCCGTTTGGGGAAACAAGCTTCTCGAATGCCGGATCAACCGTTTCAAACCGGCACACACCTACGTAATTTTCGCCTACAGCTAAGAAGGAGGCACTTTATGCAACGAGTCAGACGCGCAACCGCCATTGCGGTTCTACCCACTGATCCAGTAGGCGGAACTCCTGGCTATTTCGCAAAGCCGGACACGGCCGGAGTGCCGGCAACCGTTCCAGGCTACGAGTGGTACAACAACGTCCAGGAAGAGCTACTGGCAGTGATAGAAGGCCAGAGTATTGCGGCCTCTGGCTCGGACCGAACCCAACTGCGTCAGGCCATCGCGAAGATGATCCAGTCCGGCCAGCGGGCGGTGATCATCAACAATGCCGTCTTCGCAGGTGCGGTGACGGGAACCGGTAAAGCAGTCTATTGGGATTTCGCCAACAGTCGCTTTGACTTGGCGCTGGCTGACGGCACGGCAAAACAGAACTGTGTCGGCTTTGCAGATGTGGCCAACGCCAACGTCTACGCCTTCGGCGATGCGGTGCTGTTCGCTGGGCTTACGCCTGGCGCGCGTTACTACCTGGATGGCACCACGGCTGGTGCAATCACGGCGACCGCACCGACCAATACGGTCTTCGTGGGCATCGCGAAGAGCGCAAACGAAGTGTTCGTTGATATTGACGCGATTCCGCTTATCGGATCTGGGAAGATTATTGCCAGCGTTTTCTCTTCATCGCGCGCGGTCATGGCAGCATCGGGTGACACGACAGCGATGACTCTTAATTTCACGATCTCGCAAGCGACTCCAGTAGTTATCGACTGGCGTTCGTGGTTTGGATCGTTGTCAGCCTCAATTTGCTATGGGAACGCGCGTATAGCTCTGGGTGGTGTGCAAAAGTCCAGGAGCAGCAGAATCCACTTAGGCATTTCTCAAGCCGGCTACGCTTACATATTTCTTTTTTCTGGGTCTACTTATTTGGGCGTACTAGCGGCTGGAACTTATACCGTATCGTTGATTTGGGTAGGCGAAACGGCCGTCCAGGCGATTTTCAACCCCGGTCCAGGTGATACGCCCGGGTGGGCACAGGCAGACTCAGAGATTATTGTCCGCGCGGCTTACTAAGGGGGTACTAATGAAATTTTTCGCAGAAACTGATGCTGCTGGACTGGTGATCTCTATTTTCGCCGGCAATGTCGAAGGACATCGCTTAGTTGAGATTTCCAAAGAGAATTACGAGACTGTACGGGGAGGTGGTGTGTTCCACCTCGCGGATGGTGTTTTGACCTTGCAACCTGCTACATCGTCGAGCTTGCAGGACAGGAAACAGGTTAAGTGGAACGAAATCAGACTGGAGCGCGACCGCCGTCAACTTGATGGTGGCGTTAAGGTTGATGGCCATTGGCTTTTGTCGACAGAGCGCGCTACGTCTGAGTACAACACCATCATCAATACGACACGCAGCGCTCCTGATACAACCATAGTAAGGGCTGGTTGGCGGACGATGAATGGCGCCGAAATCGACATGACGCCGGCCCTCGCACTGAAAATACTGACCTTGGGCATCGCGCAGCGTTGCTCGATCGACGACGCGGCACAAGCGCATAAAAGCGCGATGGAAATATGTGCCGACCCATCCGCCTACGACTTCTCCGGTGGATGGCCAAAAGTGTTTGGCGAGGAATAAGAAGGAGACGGTGCGACTGCTGGAGATGCGCTAACATCGCCAGCAGCCACCGCCCGCAGAGACCGCCTGCGTTTGGCCGAGGCACCGTGCTGTGCACACAGCGGGCCGAAGCCTACACGCACAGGCGAACGAGTGGAAGAGGTACGTTGCAGTCGCTGTAACAAGAAACTGGCCGAGGCAGACTATCGCCACCTGGTCATAAAGTGCCCGCGATGCGGGGTAATGAACAACCTGAAGGCCATTGAGCCTCTCGATGCACCTGGTGTGCAGAAGGCGAGAGTCAATGAGCGCGATCCTTAACAATCCGGTAAATCCCATCATCCCTTGGATGGGCGGAAAGCGCCGTCTCGCCGATCGACTGATTCCCCTGTTTCCCAAGCATGAGTGCTATGTGGAAGTCTTCTGTGGTGGTGCGGCGCTCTTCTTCCTGCGTCCGATGCCCGCCCAGGTCGAGGTCATCAACGACATCAACGGCGACCTCGTTAATCTCTACCGGGTGGTGCAGAACCACCTCGAGGAGTTCGTTCGGCAATTCAAGTGGGCGCTCTCCAGCCGCCAGGTGTTCAAGTGGTGCCAGCTGCAGCGGCCTGAAACACTGACCGATATTCAACGGGCTGCAAGATTCTTTTATCTGCAGCATCACGCTTTCGCTGGGAAGGTGTCTGGCCAGAACTTCGGTACCGCGACGACGGCACCGGCCATCAATCTGCTCCGGATCGAGGAGAACCTATCCTCAGCCCATCTCCGGCTGGCGAACGGCACGACGATCGAGAATCTGCCCTGGGCGGACTGCATGAAGCGCTACGACCGCGACCACACCTTCTTCTACCTTGACCCACCGTACTGGCAGACCGAAGGCTATGGCGTTCCGTTCGAGTGGGCAGAATACGAGGCGCTGGCTACCGTAATGCGCACATGCAAGGGTAAAGCGATGCTGTCGATCAATGACCACCCCGACATCAGAGCCTGCTTCGCTGGCCTTACGTTCCACGAGACGGGCATAAAGTACAGCGTCGCTAACTGCCACGGCGCGCCAAAGGAGAGTGGCGAACTGGTGATTACAAATTACGAGCCAGGCGTGGGGAACGGCGGA